AGAACTTACACCGAAGATGATGTTGCAAAAGCAAGATATTTACAGAACAAGTTTGACAATGTAAATACTATTGCCCCAGACAGTTGTTTTCATTTTGGTTATATGGGGCAGAAAGAAGGACGAGATGAAAATGACAAACCTAAAATGATTGACGCAAGAATAAGCGAACACTTCAACTTTAAACTTGATGGCAACATTGATGGTCAAGAGTATAACAACAATCATGATTTTGGTTATGCTTATTTTCGTGATGAACTGAAAGCCCAAGATGGTTGCAATCCAGATATTAATATTGAAATGGATGGCAAGGACAGAAACCCTCACCAGACTAAATTTCAAGACGCAAACAACAAGTATCTTGGAACTGATGGTGGTCGTGATAATCAAACCTCTTACGCAAGAGAATGGAATGATGAATATAAGTTAGATTTAATTGGTCGTGAGTATTGTCGTGATCGTCAACTTGATTGTTCAAAGCAAGAGTTTGACCAATTAATGATTTGGCAAGTTGCCAAAGGTCAATTAATTACTTGCCACCAAAACTGGATTAAGTCTGTACTTACCCAAGTTAAATTTATTAAAGATGTTATTAGAGGTTATAAATATCTTGACGAGGCTATTGAGTTTGCAAAAGAAAGCGGCTTGGAACTTAATGATGCTGAAATCATTAGAACGAACTCAACTGGTCTAGTTATGTATAATCCAAAAAATGCGGCGGCTATGTTGAAGTCTATGAAAAATAAAACTCAAACAAGAGAGCAAAAAATAGCGGCTAGGTTGAAATACAATCAGCAACAATCCACACAATAAATACTTCTTGACACTACTGGGATTATAAGATATAATCCCAGTATGTATAACAATAAGGGAGAAAGCAAAATGGATAAAACCATACTAATAATAAGAAGAACAGATTTTGGTTCTTCAACTTGCCCGAGCTATTGGGTAGAAAAATCGGCATCTTCTTTAGAGAGAGCAACTGAATATCTTGTTGCTTTACAAACTCTAAATAATGATAAAACTATTTCATATAGTTTGTTCAATGCGTTTGGACAATTTGATGTAGATGAAAAAGAAAAAGATGCGGGGTCTAATGCCTAAACTTCATATTGATAGTGAGGACAAATTAGACTTACTTCCAGACACTTTTTATATTACTTACTATGCTAAAAAACATAGTAAGATTATAACTCGTAAAGGTTTGAAGTTTAAACCCAACACAGATACACAAGGAAAGTATTTTGTTTCAAAAGATGAAACACCTTGTTTTATTTACTGGGATATAAATGCCGAGCCAAATCAAAATGGTAATAAGTGGCGACAAGCTACTGGACTAATAACTATTACAGAATAACTATCTCAATAGTTATACATAGACTAGGCGGAGTAAATGCGCCGCCTAGTTTTATAAATTGTGTCAATCACTTTATTCGTGTGTGTTGCAATAATGTTGCAACACTGTTGCAAAAATATCACACAAATTAAAATTTTTCTGGGCGGGCCCACCCTTAAGGGAGGGCCCACCCTTACCCGCCATATGAGGCATGTGGGCGGGCCCACCCGAGAGAGCTGCGATTTATTTTTCTTAACTATTGACTTTTAAATTGTTTTCCTATAATATCCTATGTATGTAAACCTGATCCCTGATCCAGTTGGCGCACAGCTTAAAATCGAAACCAACTGGATCTGGGGTCAATTGAGCCCTGATCCATTAGCCGTCTAAGAGTTAAGTGCGCGCTGGTTGATGGGTCAGGGGTCAAGTTGCTAGTTAATAAATGCAGGGAAGAACCGATAACTCCTCAGGCAGCGGTCACTGTTAACTGGTCATGGGCATACTAGCTATGCCCTACCTGGCCGAAGAGGTACCAGATTCGGGGACACATAGAATGATTTCGGGCGGGCCCACCCCCCTAAAACAAAAAATAGGGATCCTAATCTTACCCTTTATTGCTTAATTCAGACTCTCATGGTAGAACTTTTATAAACGGTTCCATATAATGATAGATGATATAAATTTTATAAAAAAATTACCATTAGCCGAACAAAAAGAATATTTACAATCTTTTCTCAAAGCCGATCAATTAGAAACCAAAGAACGAATTTCTAATGACTTTTTGGAATTTGTAAAATTTATTTGGCCTGAGTTTATTAGTGGTTATCATCACAAAATAATTTCTGAAAAATTTAATAAGATCGCTTCTGGAGAAAGTAAGCGATTGATTGTTAATATGCCACCCAGACACACCAAATCTGAATTTGCTTCTAATTATCTACCCGCTTGGATGATTGGAAAGAATCCAAAGTTAAAAATTATTCAAGCCACCCACACAGCAGAACTTGCTATACGATTCGGTAGAAAAGCTAAACACGTAATTGATTCTCCTGAGTATAAGGAGGTCTTCGATACTACGCTGCGTGAAGATTCACAAGCAGCGGGTCGCTGGGAAACAGCGCAAGGAGGTGAGTACTTTGCAGTAGGGGTAGGAGGTGCCATGACTGGAAGAGGTGCGGACTTACTTATCATTGATGATCCACATAAAGAAAAGGATATGTTAAGTCGTGACTCTTTTGACAAAGCTTATGAATGGTATACCTCCGGGCCCCGTCAACGTTTGCAGCCTGGTGGAAGAATTGTTTTAGTTATGACTCGTTGGTCTACTAAAGATTTAACAGGTCAATTAGTTAAAGCTCAAAAAGATGTTAAAGGAGATGAATGGGATCTTGTAGAATTTCCAGCTATCCTTCCTAACAATAAACCTGTTTGGCCAGAGTATTGGAAGAGAAAAGAATTAGAAAGTGTGAAAGCCTCTATTAGTGTTGGAAAATGGAATGCTCAATACATGCAACAACCAACATCTGATGAAGGAGCCATTATTAAACGAGAATGGTGGAAAGATTGGGAACATAATGAGCCTCCTAAATGTGATTTTATTATTCAGTCTTATGATACTGCTTTTATGAAAAAAGAAACTGCTGACTTTTCAGCTATTACAACATGGGGTGTCTTTAGAACTGAGGATTCAGGTCAAAATGTTATTTTATTGAATGCGTTTAAAGATAGGTTCGAGTTCCCCGAACTTCGAAGAAAGGCCAAAGAAGAATACTTATGGTGGCGTCCGGATATCGTCTTAATCGAGGCCAAGGCATCAGGGATCCCTCTAACTCACGAGCTGAGACAGATTGATATCCCAGTTATTAACTTTACGCCGTCGCGAGGAAATGATAAGCATGTAAGAGTGAATTCGATTGCCCCGCTTTTTGAAGCAGGAAAAATTTGGGCTCCGAAACACGAACAATTTGCGCAAGAAGTCATTGAGGAGTGCGCCGCTTTTCCTCATGGGGATTATGATGACTATGTGGATTCAACAACCCAGGCTATTATGCGTTTACGGGGCGGACACTTTGTGACGCACCCTGAAGATTATAAGGATGAAAAAATTGAGAAGATTAATTTAAACTATTATGGCTAAAAAATTTGTATTAGAAAATTTAATGAAATTGGCTCAAGGGATTGGAGCCAATCCCCAAAAATTTATGGGAACCCGAACCAATATTACTTTTTTAGGAAAAGGGCCTACGAAGAATCCCTTGTTCCAGGGCCCTTTAAACATGGAGTCGGCAACTAAAGCGCAGCTGGGATCACGAGAAGCCGTCATCGGCGCCGTTGAAGATGCTATGGGTTTTGCAACCGCTGGAAAATTAAACGATATTCAACTTCGAGCTTTAACCCTGAATCTTCAAGGTATTTATAAAATGTTCAACCCACCGGTATTACCGATTTTTAGGTCTCCAATGGCAACTATTACAAAGTTCCCGAAACAGGGCTCCGGAATCACGGGCATAAGAACTCCTGATAACTCCACTTTAATCTCTGGGAATACGACAGGTACAGGTAGACCCATTAACCGAATTAGTACGATAGGTAAGCCCGATCTTCCCGAACCCTTTGGTACGTCCAGGCTCCCTAAACCAGGGCCCGGGGATATTCAGGCTTTTCAAAAAGCGTTAGATGCTAAAACAGGAATGTCCCGAGCAATTGCTAGAGAACTTTTACTCAAAGACACAAGACTTAATTTACCCGACGATGTTTTAAAAAGTTTAAGAACAGGAAGCAGAGGAGAGGATCCTTTAGACATTATGAAAAGATATTATGGGCAGAGTATGTTAAAATACGATGACTTTTTAAATGACGTCATGCCTCGTCCCAATATGGATCCTAAATCTATTGCAACACGAATTTTAAGCGAAGTCGAACTGATACCTCAATTTGCAGAGGGTGGTCTAGCTGATATTATGCAAACGCCAAGAAGAGGACGCGTTACGCATCCGGGCGGTTACGCAGGATCCAAACGACAAGCCTTTATTGATTTGGCTGCAAGAGGCGGAAGCCGACAAGATTTTATCGATTTAGCAAATTCTTTTATGGGTCAAAAACCTCCAGTTAAAGATCCTTTCGAAAACTTAACTATCTATGACATGTTGATGAGTGGAGCTTTAGAAAGCGAACTTAAAGATGGCGGACTAGCTAAGATTTTGGAGGTATAATGGCATTACCTTCACTTGTTCATAAAAATCCTAATGGTTGGTATAGAGTCGCGCTTCAGCGAGGAGACATAAGAATCTTTGAAAATTTTGGACCCACTAAGTATAAAACTACTAGTGACGCGTTAGCAGCCGCTACTAAATATGCAAAAAAATTACAGGTAAAATACTTAATTCCAGAAAAAAAAGGAGCTGCGATAGGATTGAACGTCGGTGAAATCAACCGAGATTATATTTTAAACAAATTGAAAAAGGGGTATGTCGTAAAGGACATTGCTCAAGAATGGGGTCGTAAAAATAATATTAACATGGACCGTTCAAGAGGATCCTATAATCCAGAAGCGTCTAAAATTTATAAAAAGATAAATAATCAAATTTTTGGTTATTCACAACCAGCTCCTTATTCATCAATACCAGCGGATAACGAATTACTTAAAATATTAGAAACAAACAAAGCTAATAGAGCGCCTGAAGTTGTTCAAAGACAATTCAACGAATTTATTAAAAATAATCATAAAAAATATGTGAATAAACCCGGAGGAACAGAAAAGCTTTACGCTGACGCGGTTAAATGGTTTGAAAAAAATAATCCTGGTCCTGTTCTTAGATATGAAGGAATAACGACAGACATGAGGCCCGATCAAAAGGTTATTAGAGGATTAGTATCAGGAGAAGGAGCAACTCTCGCAAGTTTTAGAAAAGGAAAAAAAGAAATTAAGCAACTCGTTTCTCCTGCATCTAGAACTCGAAAACCTGAAATATATCAGACGAGAAAAGTTTCTTGGGAAAAAGCTGCCGAGTCTTTAGGAATGACTCGGGGTCAGTATCAGGGCATGTTGCAAAAAAATATGATAGAGCCTTTGAAGAGATTATTTCCTCAGCTTATTGGTACAAAATATGTTCCAGGTGTAGAACACATGTATGGTTTGAGACAAGCCATTGCAACGGGATTGATGAAAGAGATTAAAAAAGCGGCTAAGAATGTTGCCCCTTCTCCTTCCAGTTTTAATTATGGAGTTAAAGGCACTCAACTAGATAGAATAATTACTGCTCAAGTAGAAAATGCTTTTAATACTCGAGATATGGCTCAGCGTCGAGAATATATTAAAACTGCTAATCAAAAAATAGCAGAATTTAAAAGCGAATACCCAGGAAAGTATCCTAAATATGTCGTTGATAAAGTTGGAAACATTAAGGATGTTAATATGGGAAATATTAATTTGGCAAAACAGTCTTTAAACAAACAAGCAACACAGTTTGTTGACTATCTTATTAAGACACCAGGATTTAAAGAATCCAAAGAATTTGCAAGTTTACCTGAAACAAGTCAGACTCTTATTCAAAGTCGAATAGATAAATCACCAAGATTTTATAATCAATTAGTTAAATCAATTAATTCAGTTCCAGCTTTAAAATCCATGATGGAAAAAAGAGTGAGATGTGCTGAAGGATGTTTAGCTCAAGTTGCTAAAAATGAACCTGGTAAATTTGGAAAGGCTTTAGAAACTCTTCCTCAAAAAGCAAAAGGTTTTTTAGGTCTTTTGGGTAGAGGCGGAATGAAAGCCGCGCCGCTAGCAGCCGTTGCTGCAGCAGGTGCAATTGCAGAGCCTTTAGTGAAACAATTTAGAAACGATGATCCTTCAACATATTTATCTAATCCTGATCAACAAAAAGGAATGTTGTTATCTATGTTAGAGTCTGAAACTCCACAAGTTGATGAAGAAATTTTAAAATGGCAGTATCCAGGTCAAATTGCTGGAGCAGCAGCCGCGATTCCTGGTTCCAGTGCCGTGATGAAAGCAAGAAAAGCAAGAAAATTTGGCACCGCTCGTGCCGCTTTAGGACCCGCAGGAAAAGTATTAGCAGGATCGTTTTCTCCACTAGCGGTAGCGGCTAGTTTACCAATAGGTATCGCTGCTCAAGTTAAAGGAGGATCTGATTTTGAAGACATAGCAACGGATCCTTTTAATTGGATAGGACCTGCATTTGCAAGTTCTGGAGCAAGAATAGCAACACGAGGAATGAATCCAACAGGCATCTTGGCTAAAGCTATAAGAATGGGAATGAGTCCCGGAGCTTTAAGAGTAGTATCTAGATTAGGTGCACCAGGATTAGCTTTAACAGCAGGATTAAAAGGATATGACCTATACAAAAACTGGGGACAAGAATAAAACTCTTGTTGCAAATATGCAACATGTTAAGTGGAAGGAAATTCCCCCTTTAAGAGGACCCGATGCACAAGGGTTGAATATACCTTTAAAACAAGTTAGAACTGTGTTAAAATCAAGGGATAAAACAAATGGCAAGAGACGATAGAATTGATAAGGCTATACCCAACGTCGATCAAGAAGTTGGATTACCGGAAGATCAAATTGTAGTAACAGAAGAAGAAAAACTAGCGGAAGTATCACCCGATGGTGCTGAAGTTATTATGGATGAAGAAGGTGGGGCAGAAGTTAATTTTGATCCCATGGCTCAACCTCAAGAAACACAAAATCATTTTGACAATTTAGCGGAACAGCTTTCTGATGATATATTAGGAAGTTTAGGTTCCCAGTTAACAGAAAATTATAATCATTATCGTTCTTCTCGAAAAGAATGGGAAGATACTTATATGAAAGGATTAGATTTATTAGGATTTAAATACGTTAATCCAACACAACCATTTCAAGGAGCTAGTGGTGCAACGCATCCTGTTCTTGCTGAAGCGGTCACACAGTTTCAAGCGCAAGCTTATAAAGAATTACTTCCAGCTATGGGTCCTGTTAGAACCCAAGTATTAGGAAAACCTAGCCGACAAAAAGAAGAACAATCGGTTAGAGTAAAAAATTTCATGAACTATCAGCTCATGGATGTGATGAAAGAGTACGAACCTGAGTTCGATCAAATGCTTTTTTATCTCCCTCTTGCCGGCTCTGCCTTTAAGAAAGTTTATTACGATGAACTTCTTGGCAGAGCGGTATCAAAATTCGTACCCGCTGATGATTTAATTGTCCCGTACACGGCTACCTCATTAGCCGATGCGGAGGCGATTATGCACATGATTAAAATGTCAGATAACGATCTTAGAAAAAAACAAGTTGCAGGTTTTTATCGAGATATTGAATTAAAACCTGGTTATGATCAGGAAACAGAAGTAGAAAAAAAAGAACGTCAATTAGAAGGGGTAAGAAAAACAAGAGACGAAGATGTTTTTACTCTAGTTGAATGCCATGTTGATTTAGATCTAGAAGGATTTGAAGATTTAGGTGAAGATGGAGAACCCACAGGAATTAAACTTCCCTACATTGTTACAATTGAAATGAACTCTAGACAAGTTCTATCAATCAAAAGAAATTATGAAGCTAATGATCCATTAAAAAAAGCAGTTCAGTATTTTGTTCATTTTAGATTTTTACCTGGAATGGGTTTTTACGGTTTTGGATTAATTCATATGATCGGTGGTTTATCAAGAACAGCAACCACTGCTCTTCGTCAGTTATTAGATGCAGGAACATTAAGTAATTTACCTGCAGGTTTTAAACAAAGAGGAATACGAGTAAGAGACGAGGCCCAAGCAATACAGCCCGGCGAATTTAGAGATGTCGACGCACCTGGTGGAAATATCAGAGATGCATTTATGACTCTACCTTTCAAAGAACCATCACAGACATTATTGTCGTTGATGGGAATTGTTGTCCAAGCAGGACAAAGATTTGCCGCCATCGCTGATATGCAGGTCGGAGACGGCAACCAACAGGCCGCTGTTGGAACGACCATCGCACTCTTAGAACGTGGTTCCAGGGTC